CATTGATTCGTCCTCTTCATCAGATTCCATCATTTCATCTTCATCAGATTCCATCATTTCATCTTCATCAGATTCCATCATTTCATCTTCATCAGATTCCATCATTTCATCTTCATCAGATTCCATCATTTCATCTTCATCAGATTCCTCATCCAAAGTAATTTCATACATTACTTCCTCACCTTCCATTTCAGGTTCCATTTCAGTTTCCATGTCAGTTTCCATATCTGTTTCCATGTCTTCATCAGAATCCTTGAACAAATCAGCAACAATTGCATCCAAGTCAGAATTTTCTTCCTCATTAACCTTAGATTTTGTTTTTGATTCACCGAGTTTAATAATGTACTCATTATCTGAGTCATTGTCAGTGAGTTGAATTTCCTCATCGTCTTTTGTTACGATAATTCCATCCTCTTCACTCATAGCTTTGAAAACCTTTAAGATTTCCTCATCAGACGCTCCAGTCAAATCGATTGGAGTTTCATCAGAATCCATGTCAAGTTCCATTTCCATTTCACCCTCCATGTCATCAACTTCTGCATCCATTTCAATGTCCATCTCTTCTTCATCAGAAGCGGGCATTTCCATTTCAGCGTCAACGTCAACCTCCTCTTGTTCAGAAAGAGATTCTTTTACTAATTGGTTGATTTCTTCCTTCATCGTTGAAGCAAGTATTCCTTTTGCATTTTCGGCGATAGCCTCTTCAACATTTTTCATTTGAATGAGCGCCTCTTCTACTAGATTTTTATTTTCTTGCATAGCAATAATTATTGATTTAACTAATAAATATTGTTAATTATAAAAAAAGTTAAAAAATTATGGAATTTATTATACTGCTGAGAAAAAACTTGAAACCTGTCTTGTCATAAAATCTATTTGCCAACCCATTTCTTTTCTCATGTCTATAACAGCTTGAATTTGTCTCCAGTCATCATCAAAAATTATTACGGTATCAACACTACTTCCCTCAATCAAACTAAATTGTAATCTCCAACTTACTGTAGCCATGGCAGATTTTACATCCATGGTAGATGTTACAAGATTTGAACCGATAATTTGAAAACCTTGTTTTTCCAAATAATTGATACCTGAAGAAAAAGTATTACATTCGACTACGGCGAGAAGGTTGCCCTCCCTCGAATCTTTATAGGAAACAGAAATATACATAAAAAGTAAATTTGACAATAAATAGTTATAAAAACTAAAAAGTGGCCCTAAGACCACTTTTATTTTTCAATTACTTCATCAATTTTACTTTCAGAGACTGAAGTTATCCTCCAATCATATGAAAATGATTCGTACCTTTTGGTTACTTTAGCTTCTACATCAGTAACCGAAAAACCTTTTACTAATTTTTCTTCTCTGATTTTTTTTATTTTACCTGTGGTATCATCAGGAAGTTCATACTGAATTTTTGCTACAAAATACTTTTCGTCCATAAATTTATTTTCCCAAAAAATCGTTAAGTTTTTTCATTAAATCAATAGATTTATTCATTGGACCTTCAAGTTTTGCAACTTTTTCTTCCTCTAAATTTTCTTCGTATTGACCCCTCTCATTTACATCAGAAAATAAATAAGCACCGGGTGTTGACGGTGAAGAAACTAAATCAAAACAAATTAATTCAAAGTCATCTTGAACTTCGTTTCTTTCACCAACTTTTTTTAATGACCCAACACCTCTCGATGAAACTCCCATAGTTACTCCTTGTCTCATTAAATTTGCTGCAACATCTCCTTTACAAGATACTACACCTGTTTCGTGGAAACCCGGACTTGTAAGAAGTTTCAATTTACCCATCAATATGTTTTTATCCCACCATATGTCAGTTATTAAATGAGATACTCTATCTAAGTCAATAAGAGACGATTCAGGGTGATTTAGTTCTGATGTAGATAGTCCTTTTTGAATAATTTTTTTATATCTATCCGCTTCTCTTTTTAATATTTTTTCAGGATAAAATCTTCCGTTTCTATTTGGTGTGTCATACTTTTGAAGTACAGCATAGAATTCAAAAGGACTTTTATAATCTAATTTTTTTGCTTGTTCCAACAATGGTAAATTCAATGAGTCATTTGGATTTATAAAACCCGCGTCCATCTCTATAAGAATTCCGTGACCAAGTTCATTTGCCTCTAATATACGAAGTTGTTTCATCCTTTGTTTTCAGATAAATATACAAGATTGAATTGTTAATTATTTTTTTGACTTAGAAAAAGTAAAATATTTGTTTTTTTCGATATTGTTAATGTAGATAGATTTAATAATTTGTTTGATTTCAAATTTGATTTTTTCAGATTTAAAATCTAATTGTTCGTTTGAAAACAAATTAACTTCAAGATTAAAAAAAGATTTTTTACCTATTGAAATACCACTAACACGTAAGTCTAAATCGACTATAGTTTTTGGAAGAAATATTTCAGATTTATTGGAATTTAAAATCGAATGTTTGATTTCTCTGTTCAGATTACCAACAACTCTACCCCAATTTTCCATTTCATTTTTGGGTGTGACCCAAGATTGAATGTTTATAAAAACAGATTTCAAATTTTTAGAATCTACCGTTCCATACATTGATTTTATTGGGTTGAATAGATTTAGTTTTACACTTTTTCCTTTTTTCATTTTTGTTCATATTACTATGTTTATTTTTGTTAAAAATAAGAGTAAGTTGTTTCATTGTCAAAAATGAAAACAATTAGTATATTTATTTTAGAATTATGTTAATTATAGAAGTAAAAAATAATGACAACTTAGAGAAGTCTTTAAAAATTCTCAAAAACAAAGTCATCAAAACAAAACAAAATCAAATTCTAAACGAAAGAAAAGAATTTGAAAAGAAATCTGTAAAGTCAAGGAAAAAAATTCTCAAAGCAATTTACGTTCAGAAAAAAAGGAACGGATTATAACCCGTTTTTCAAAGAAATTAATTTCACGTAATTAATCTGAGTGAATTCTTCTTTTTGTAGTTTTTCAATAGTCTCAGAGATTTTGGATTTGATTTCACCCTCTTCAGACTCAGTGAACAAAGTTTTCAATTTGTCAATTGTGCCTTCTTTCAAGGTAGAGTAATCTTTTTCCATATTTTCTTTATCTCCCTTGATTACATCAATGAATATTTTTTTACTCTCTGAGTCCATGTCTTTGATATAGTTTTCGAGAGTTAAATTAGCAATTTTAACCATTGAACTAACAGGAATTTTTATTCCCTCAGTAATCTTTTTTGGTTCACTCATCAGAACATTCAAAATATTTTTTCTTGATTGAATTCTTTCTTTCAAATTCAATTTGTTTGTGTAAACCAATGTATCAATGTCCGAATAAAGATTGTTTTCTGATTTTTTTGTTGATGAAGGCATCTTTACCGATGGAAGAATTTTTTCAATCAAATTCAACCCCTCATTCAAATAATTTTCGGCATCAACTTGATTTAAACCTTGAGGTTGAGAAAGTTGGTCGTATACTGAATAAAGTTTTGAAACTTGTTTATTATTCAAAACATTTTCTTTGAATTCTCTGAGAGTTTTTTTGAACTCTTTTTCGTTTTTATACGAATCCAATAAGTTTGACTCAATTGTTGATTTTACTAGGCCGAAAGTCATTGTGTGATTTATTTGTAAATAAATATTAGGAGTTCAATAACTTGTCTAGTTCTTCAGAAATTTTTCCTAAAGATTCTTGTGCACCACCAAGTTCAATGATTTGTTTACCTTCAATCAAATCATTTTCAATCAAAATATTCATATCTTTGTTCTTTGACTCAGGTGTTACTGCCGCTTCAGCTGGTGCTGGTTCTTCGGGTGCTGTTGGTGCTTCAGCTGGTAAAGTTTCCTCTCCACCAGCACTTGGTAATCCACCCAATACTTCCTCACCTCCTGGTGTCGTGGAAGCCTCACTCGATTTTGTTCCACCAGTTGAGGAACCGTAAAGTTTGTCAATATTGTCGAATACCCCTGTCTTAGTTATTACGGTAGGAGTTGCCTTTAATTCTTCTCCGACCGCTCTTTCAATTCTTTGTTGTTGTAAATCGAGTTTTACCTCATCATCAGACCAACCAAAAATGTGTTTTTTAGCCCAAGTAGAAGATGTTGCCTGGATTCCGTTTCCTGGGTCTGCAACCAAGTCTTTATATAATAGAACTTTTTCTTTCCAAACATCGATTTTCAACAGGTCCGCCTGTGTTGAAGGGTTTGTTAAACCTAAAGTAAAATTATCAAGTTCGTCCTCAAAACCCAAAAGGAATAAATGAATAATTGCAATCTTATTCATTTCCTGTAACATACTCCTTTGAATTCTGTTGATAGTTCGTGCGAAACGAATATCTTGTAATGATAAATTTTTACCATCACCAACTACTTCTTCAAATCCCAAAAATGCTTTTGGAACACGTAAAGCCGTTAATAGTTTCTTTTGAATGTATTCTATATCCGCAATTTCAGATAAATTTTGAGCCCCAGCTAATGTATCAATTGGACTTGGTGCTGCTGGGTCACGTACCGGTACGAAATAATCTTGGTCAACAGCCATTTGATTAAATCTCATATCAACTTGACCTGTTTTACTGTCCACAATTTGTTCTCTCTTAAACTTATTCGCAACACGTTGTACATATGCTTCAACATCATCATCGTTCATGTTTCCAACAAATACCTTGAAAATTCTTCTTTCTGGCGCTCTTGAAGTTCTATAAATTAACATCGCATCCTCGGACAAAAGAAGTTGTTTCCAAATCCTTCTTGCTTTTTCTAACATAGATGTACCGTAAGGTAATCTTCTGTCATCGCCTAATAATCTAAAGTGAGCAATTTCCCAAGATTGAAAAGTCATATTTTTATTCTTCCAATCAAAATGAAGTGCTTTTCTATCCTCAGGTTTTTCTGGCTCAACAGTAATTTTTTGACTGACACCAACTTCTCGTCTCTCTATTTCAATTGTCGGAAGTTGTTGACACCCAACCACTCCTTTTTCAGGGTCCAACTTTAAATAAACAAAATTGTCACCGTATTTACAAGTATTTCTTGTCCACATTGGAAGGTTGGTGTTAATGTCCAAGGCGTTGTTGAATAGGTCAGCTAATACACCCTTTATCCTTTTTGACTCAGAATAAATTTGTAAAATAAACCCATCTTCGTTGGGTGTTGTTGACTCCTCGGCATAGATATCTAACGCAGCTGAAATCTCAGGAGTATACTCCATTGATTCATAATCATACTGAGCAGATAATCTTGATGGTTCGTAGTAAATTGCCTGAGAATAAAGGTTATTTTCTACCTTAGCCCATTGATTTGCAAGATAATAACTTTGTTGTGCTTGAAGTTTCTCTCTTTCATATTCATCTCTATTCTTTGTTCTTAACAACTCAGTTTTATCAAACTTATAAGTTGGATAGTCTTGGTTCAGTAAAGAATTAGGACCAAATGTTTTGGAAAGTCTCTGCCATACCGTTAAATTCTGCTCACTCATTTTACAATTTTACTTTATACCCTAATAATATAAATAGTTATTTTACACCAAATAACCATCCATATTTTTGGTAGTCACCTTTAGTAGGTGCACCGAAATTGTATCCATTTTGTCTACCCATCTGAGGGACCATTGGATTGAAAAATTCAGATGTATTTTTATTTTCGTGTGAGATACTTGTCCAAGAATTTAACATCGCCTTAGTATGATTTACAACCTTTTGTAAAGACTGGAATGATTTCTCCGCGACATAAATTGCCATCGAAAGTCCCATAATACAGTCGTCATGCTGACCTTTCTGATGGTCAGGTCTACCATTAATGTAAACAAAAGTATTCATCTCATTATAAGTCCTATGAGAATAAATTTTAAATCCGTGTCGTATCGCTTCTTCAAATGAAGCAATTATTTGTACCCTTTTATTATTGAAATTAATACCCGGTATTTTTTCATTTGCCTTTGGGTCCCACTTCCATTTTTTGTTTGGGTCCACATTGTCTACATAAAGACCAAATTCGTAATTCATTTCCTGAAGTTTTCTTGCGGATGAAACTCCCATACCTCCTGTTATATCAATTACACAATATGCGTTGTACATTGAACCCCATTTGAAGGCAATTTCAGCTAAGACATCGGGAGGTACTTTCCCGACATATTCTAATACCTGCTCTCTTTCATCAAAATCAATAATTTGTATACTTGAGAAATCTTCAGAATCTCCTCTGGATACGTCTAATCCCATAACATACTTATGGTTGTTTTCGGGCTCTTTGAATATCCATAAAGCACCACCCATTAGTTTTGCTGAAGGGTCTCTGAGTTGATTTTTTGATATGTTCAAAAGTAAATCGGAGTCAAAGACATTGTCTCCTGAACCCAAGAAATTACACTCCAACTCCTGTGCCACCTTTCTTCTATCATACTTCAATTTTTTAACCATACTCTCGAACCAAGACGAACAGGGTTTGTAACCTTTTGAAATATATTCTTTTGTTATTTCATGGTCTCTTTCGTATGGGTTTTCTACTGATAAATCAACTATATCTTCAGCTTTGTATTCTTCACGGTTCAACAAATAATGTACTAAATCATTCGTTTTGACCATGAATAAATCTCTCGTATATCTTGGGTCTTTGAACCAATACATCTCGGAGATTTTAAAATCATTCATTCCTCTAAGAGCTTGGTCGTATATTTCATAATAAATTGGGTCATAACCATTTGGAGTTGAAACAACAATTACTTTACCACCTGTAGAAAGGGAAGCCATACAAGCAGACCAGAAATCATTGTCGGCTTCGATGAACGCAGCCTCATCGAAAATAAGAATAGTAGGTGTATAACCTCTAAGTGCGTCTTTTGATGTCGCTACCGCTTTTACTTCACAATCATTGGTAAGTTTGAAATGCCTTTGGGAATTTTTTTCTGCGGAGAAACCAACTCCAACCCAAGCAGGCCATTGTTCAGTGAAACCACGAATTTTATTAGCCATTTCAACTGAGGTATCGAGCTTGTTGGCAATAATTAGAATTTTCTCAGGTTTTTGTTTTTTTGCAAAAACTAACTTTTTTGATGCCCAAGCAGCGGTTACCGTAGTAACACCCGCTTGTCTATATTTTAAGGCGATATTTTCATTGCAACTATCGTAATCCTCAATCAACTTGATTTGGTCAGGAAATAAATCCAACGGAACATACTTAGAAACAGTATTATCGTAAGTTTGCAAATATGTACGAAGTGCATAAGGAGTATTCCTCATGCACTTTGTAACTTCTATAATTAATTGTTCTTTGGTCACAGAAAATTATTTGGGTCTAGATATACCCAAACTGCCCAAGAAATCGTCCAACTCATCATCTTCATCTCCACTTTCACCCTCTTCTTCTTGATACTCTTCGTATTCCCTTTTCAATTCCATAGCTCTTCTCATAAGTTCTTCAAACCTCTGAGTGGCTTTTTTATTTTTAGCTTCATCGTTTGAAATTGCATTTCCGATTATTTCTAAAAATTCTTGTGCAGGAATTTGGTATAGTTCTATTTCGAACCAGTTTATTAACCCTTTATTCGAAGGGTCAAACATTTCATCAGGGAGAGCTACTCTAATCATTTCAGTAACTTCAGGACCAATACGTAATTGCATTGGTTCATTTGATAAGATGTCTACCTGTGATTTTACTTTCTCTCTCATACTAGGTTCTGAAGGAAGACCGAAACGTGCGTTTGCAGCTTTTATCCCCTTTATGATTTCATGGGTTAGAATTGGGAAAATAATACCTTCGGCAATTATTTTTGTGTCAGGTTTTTCTTCTCCTTCACCTCCTCCATCGTCATCAGCATCATCCAATTCAACTTTTCCAGCAACCCCTTGTCCTGTTTGAGACATTTGCTCTATCATCTGTTCCATACTGAAATAAAGAAAATCGTTAATTGCCATGATACCTAAATAAGCTGGATAAAGTCGACTATCAATTCTATCGAGTTCTGCTTTAACTTCAGGTTTTTGAAACAAATAATGTCCCTTTTTTGCCGCTCCTTGAACGATTGCATTTATAAGATTTCTTTTATGTTTTTCCAGTTCAAGTTGTTCCGCATCAGTTAAATCCTCAACATCGAATGATGGCATTTCAGGTTCCTCTTTTTCCTCCTCGTCCTCATCTTCTTTTTCTTCAGGTTCATATCTGAAATTGGATACATCAATTGGTTCTCTGTTCAATAATGCTTCTATTTGATACCATCCTTCAGGTACCTCAGTCTCTTCTAAAGATACTTTTTTTGCAAGTTCTTCCAACGCTTGTCTGTGTTGACCCTCAATTCTCATTACCATTGGGACTTTACTCATTTCCTCCATATAAATTTGTTGCATCATATTTGGAGTAATTCTTTCAAGACCTCTGGCTTGTCTCAATTTGTCGACAACTTTTTTAAATCTTGAGCTTGCAATTCTTGATACATCTTTTTCTCCTTTTCTGAAAGCAGGATTGGATGCATAAAGACTTTCTGGACTTTTTAACTTTTTTTCAAGTTTTGGGTCCATCCTCTCAGGATAGTCACCGTAATCTATTTGTTCTCTAACTATTTTTTTCATTTTTTTAAAAGATTCATTATTGTTTTGATTACTTTATCCTTCGCCTCTTCGGGATTAACTTTCTTAGCCCTTGGGGCTTCTTTTTCGCCTGGGTGCGGGTTTTTTCCTGGTCTCATTGGTCTTTCAGTTTTACCAGGTTTTTCTTTTGTACCAGGTTTTTCTTTAGTACCGGGTTTTGTTGGTGCGGTTGTTGGTCCTTCAGAAAGATATTTCATAATTTCTCCTTTTGTTATTTTTGGTGGTAAATGTTTTTCAACAATTTTCAAAATTTCGTTTTCCAAAAATAAAGATATAGGATTTTTTCCTTCTTTCAAAGATTTTTTTACGTCTTTAACACATCTCTCATACTTGTTGGTTTCTTTTGCACTCCACAAATGTCTTTCTGTAGTTCCGAACTCTTTACCTAACTGTGCGGTACAAATTGCCCATGGATTTGTTTTTTGTTTCTTTTTACCTTCCGACATACCCATCATTTTTCTATTATTGTCAGAATCGTCATCCATTCCATCAGGTGCCATATCATTAGCATCATGAGGAGCTTCTTGACCTGTAAGATTTTGAAGTGCGTCGGCACCTAAAGCATTTTGGTCAGTAACATCATCAGTTTCATCTTCATAGACCTCAAAAGGTTTTTTCTCATTTTTTAATCTTTGCATAGTTGTAGAGTCATCTTTTGAAACCATAGTAATTTCAGAAACTAATTTCTTATGTAAAGAACTAATTTGGTTCTCTGTAAGCTTAGAAACTAATTTTGATGATAATCCTTTTTCTACTAACTCAAGTGCCTTTATATTATTTTTCATAAACTACTTTTTTTTCAAATTCGAGAATTAAATCTCTTTCGTATAATTTATCTTTGATTTTTTGTTCATCCTCACCAAATCTGAAGACCAATCTCTTTTGTCCTCTAACTTCATCTGGCTCCCAAGCTAAAGACACAACATCATCCATTGCGTCTATCATACAAAAAAAATCGGAGTTTTGAATTAATTCCAACTTAATATCGGTATTCCTCAAAACTCCAACTTTTTTAATTTTATTTAGTTCAGGAGGACTTGGATATCCATTAGAAGGTTTACTTTCCCAAGATTCTCCCCAAACATCTATATCATCAGAAAAAATAAATTCGTAAATATTATCACCTTTGTAGTTAGGTCCAAGACCATTCACAAAAATTAAATAACTCATATTACTAATCCCTCAGGTGTAATTTTTACTTGTTTTTCTGAACTTTCAAAAACCAAATTTTTCTTATTAGTTTTACCTACCAAAGTGAATTTTGAATTTTCTTCGAGAAATTTTTTCGACGCTAATTCTTGTTCAACAGTTTCAGTAAACTTAACAATACCTTTCATTTTTTCTTTTAGACGAGCATTGTTTTCTTTTTGTCTTCTGACTTTGTTTTCTCTTTCCTCCAAAATTTCTTTTTTTGAAACTTCAAAGTATTTAGACAAAACTTTGTCAACTTTAGATTCTTTGAAAACGTTGTTCAAAATCATACCGTGACCCTCTCCCATTTCTTGGTCAACCGGAATATCCATGTCTGCTTGAATATCTTCAACTTCGGTGTCGGATGTGATGTCCTCAGTTTCAGAATCTTCCATACCCATATCCTCACCTCTCTCTTCAGCTTCTTCGAATTTAGACATGATATCTTCCTTATCCTCATCACTTAAATTTTTCAAATCGAGTGATGACAATACCATGTTAATTACATATTTTATATCCTCAGAGGTCATTCCATCTTGATTGTCAAACTCTCTGATTTTTTGTGTCAATTTACCAGTCAATTTCTGAATAGATTTGAAAGAAACCATCTCATCTGATGGTTCAGTTTCCATGTCAGCAGACATTTCCATTTCTCCTTCAGGTGATGAAATTTCAGCATCCATTTCAACATCTCCCATTTCAGGACTTTGGTCTTCAGGACCCATATCAGCCGCCATTTCAGGGGCTGGTAATTCAGGAGCAGGTACCGCTGGCGGTGCAGCTGGTGCTGCCACAGCATCAACTTCGACTTCAGGTTTAGGAGTCTTTAAAACAAACTTTTTTTGTTCACCAAAAAGTTCAACACCTTCTTCATTTTCGTTTAGTCTGTTAATTTCTTTAGCTAGTAAATTAAGTCTCTTCAAAGCTTGAGAATATGAAGAATAATATTTTCTATTTTTCATAGGTTCCAAATAATCAGAAACAGATTCTGAAATATTTTTCTTGATAACATAACCTAATTTTTCCTTGACTATTTGATATTCGGTGCCATCCGCTAATGGGATTGAAAATTCTGTACTAGCCGTTTCGTTAAGATTTTTTGGGGTTACTTCTTTATATTTGGCAATCTCCAAAATTCTTTGTATCTTATCTTGACCAGTTAATTTTTCACTTCCGATTGGTTTTAAATCTGACATATTTCTAAATTTAATTTTTTTAATTATTTAATCCATTGAATCCTCCAAGTTCAACTGCATTCATTTGAATTGCAACACCGTAAGTTGTTGCATACTGTGGACGAGGAGGATTTGCTGTTGTTCCACTTTCACAACAACCTGGTAAACCCGGTATATCACTTTCATAGAAAGTATTCACTTGAGTACCAGTATATGATGTACAATTATTGAAATCGTCATAAGGTCCTCCTTCAAAAATTGCATAATCAACTATCGGACCATAACTTGTGTTAACAACTGCGTAACAAGCATAAGGTGTATCACCACTAAATGTAAATGTATAAACTTTATCTAACGTTGGTGATACTCCTTCAATCTCAACAATAAATTGTTCACCTGAGTAATTTTCTATTATCCAAAAACCAGGAGGAGTAGGTGTCGGGGTTGGTGTTTTTGTTGGAGTAGGTGTATTAGTCGTTGTATTAGTTGGTGTTTGAGTTTGTGTTGGTGTTTGAGTTGGTGTTCCAGTATTTGTTGCAGTGTTTGTAGGCGTCTGTGTTGGGGAAGCCGTGATAGTTGCTGTATTAGTTGGTGTCTGTGTTGGAGTAGCTGTAGTTGTTGTTGAAGGTGTTGGTGTATTTGAGGCCGTGTTTGTAGGCGTCTGTGTTGGTGTTTGGGTAGGAGTTCCTGTATTTGTTGCAGTATTAGTTGGTGTGTTTGTTGGTGTTTTTGTCGGAGTTGGAGTCTGCGAAGAGGTTTGAGTAGGTGTAACCGAAGCCGTTGGGGTTGGAGTTGGGACTAATAAACATGTGCCACAATCACCATAATCAGATGACATGGTAAGAACTTTATCGACACCTGTAGCAGGCTCAGCATTGTCAATTATATCATAACATCCCTCAGGAGTTGCCCCTGTAAAAGTCAAATAATAGTTACCATTCACCGCAGGAAGTGACGAACTATCAAAATCTACTAAAATCGCAGAACCACCAGAACAGGGTCCTAAAGAATATGTTACTAAGGCCATCTAATTTTTCTTTATAAATATACGTTTTCTATAAATAATTTTATATCAAGATACTACCTGTGTGACTTTTTTTATACTTCCCACCAAAGAAGTCAAGTCGTTTTCATAATCTTGAGCCGAAGCATACCTATTTCCACCCACATTTACAAAGTTTTTAAGCAAATCTTCAGGTTTTCTTGTACCCGTCAAATAACTTCGGGTCATCAAGTCATAGTATAAACAAACTCCGTCCTCGAAAGAGGATTGATAATTCAATTTTCCCGAATCTGTATTACCTACATTGAAAGGATTTTTGGTAATAATTGGTTTTACGTTAGGTTCTTTAGATAGTCCACCTTCCAAAGTAAGTTGAGCAAGTGCGAGCTCCGGTGGTACATATCCTCGTGAAAAATATTTTTTTGCACAACTTGCCATCATTTCTCCATCAACCTGAGCATTTGAATTTCTGTGGTCAATAAATTTTTGACAAATTTGTTTGTATTTTTCATAATCTTGTGGGTCGTTTAAATCCAAATAAGTAAAAATGTCACCGTCTATTTCTTTTTCGTATTGAATTGAAGATAATTCAAAATCTTTAAATTTTTTGACAATTAGAGCCGCAATGATATATTTCAAGTCTTTTGTTTCCAATTTTCCCGAAGGTGTTAACAAATACTTTTTTTGAAACTGCTCCACCGCACCTTTTGTCTCTTGACCATATTTTCCATCAACTCCGTATTTTGGTAAAAGAAATCCCAAAAATTGTAATGCTTCTTGGATTTTTTCAACATCCTTATCAAAAATTAATTTCTGACCTGGAGTAAATTCAAAACTCAGATTTTCGTCCACCATTTTCATAAGCTCGGTTAAAAAAACCGAATTGGAAACGATTTCATTTGTATCTAGATTTTCCACACTTTCTTGAACCACTCTCTCTACCGAAAGTTCTTTATCCATGACTTTGTTTTTCATATCAAACAATCTTTCGATATGTCCTGACCTTCTCAAGAACTTGAAGACTAAATTTTCATAAGATAGTTCCCCATCTTTTTCAAGACCAGTTTTTCTGTATTCTTTCAACTTTTCCTTTACAGAATCTATGATTTCTTTGTCATCGGATTTGGTTGACGTACTAATCGCTTTTTCAATTTTATTTGTCCAAGAATTTATTTTATTTTTCAAAATTTTTTCATCCACGTCAAACTTTTCTTTCTTTGGTGTTTTTACCCATTCATCATTCATAACCGAATAAACACCCGAGGCGAAATGAGATTCCTTTTCATCCTGTGCATAAAGTTCTACATCGTGACCATATATTTTTATATCATGATTGGTATTAAAAACGAATTTTTTCAAATCAAACAATTCTTTGTAAAGTTTTTCGTTTTTACCATACTCAGAGAAATCAACTATAACGTGTAAATCAAAATCGGAATATTGAGACCAATTGAAATTAGACAAAGAACCTGTTAAAATAACA